GGCCAATGCCATTCCAGCAAACATAAATAATGCGATTGTTAATAACGATTTTTTCATTTTGTTCATTTTGTTTTCTCTTGGTTAGTTAAAAGTAATCCGCATGTGCGGGCACTTGTCATTAATTCTTCATTTGTTTCATAAAAGTATTTTACATTATGTGTGCGTAAAAACTCCCATTTTTTTTGCCGTATTTTTGCTTCTTGTTCTGGCTCTGTTGAAAAGTGCCACTCGCCATTATTCTCAAATGCAAATAAATAATGTTTTTCTGCAATCATAATTTACCTTTGTGCAATTAATGCACATTCCTATTTTTCTTGTCTATCCAATATCTCATGGCATTGGCCTTGTTAGTTTTTCTTCTTCAATTGCAATATGTTCAGCTTTCCATCTGATAGCACCGTTGATGAATCTATTAATTGATTTATATCTATTGTTAAATAAACAATTAATAGATTGTTCAATTATTGAATACAAACAATCAGCTTCTTCAACAAGTTCGCCTTTCTTTATCTCCTGCAAATATCCTATAATAGAATCAATAACGACTGTCGCATCATCCTCAAAGTCAGATATTATTTGCTTTTCAATTCTGTCAGCTTCTTCACTTAACGTAAACATAAACACCATCCTTAAAATAGGTTGCTTTCTTCAAAAGCGGTTCGTAGTCCATTATTGTCCATCCATCCGCTTCAAGTTCTTTGCATTTTTGTTCGAATTGTTTTTTTGTCATTTCGCTCCCATTTATTTAAAGTGTTAACATATCTTACCAATAATTTAAAAAAATGCAAGATATTTTTTATTTATTTAGTATGTTACCTTGCTCAACAAATAGCAATATCCTGTTTTTAGCGTCTTCCTCTCCATCACATAAAAGATAAGTATGCCCAAGTCCGGTAACGTACTCCTCCCACACTTTCTGCTCTTTAGACTGTCCAGCACCACCGTCTGAACGTTTCATTTCAATGTGCAGGCTCCACGCCTCAACCTTCAAATCTGATACCCCACTTAGCAGCCCTTCACGAACAAGTTTTGTCCTTTGTCCAACAGAAACATCCGCCCCGTTTGGTATTGCATGAATCTTTACGTCAGGCCATGTTTTACGAAACCAAGACACAACATTGCACTGGGCTATGTGTTCGCTATCCATAGGATCTTTTTTCTTGTAAGTGGCAGCTTTGTATTGCTCTGCATCTAAAACAGCGTCACGGTCAATATTTGTGGCAAGATAGCCATTAATGGCAATTGTCCTGTCTTTTTTTGCAATTTTTTGCGCCTTGAGGTTCCTGTGCATCTCTTCGGCGAATACTGCATCACTTATTTGCTGCATGATTATTTATCCTGTCCTGTGCAATGTTAAAATAATTTTCATCCATTTCTATACCTATAAAATGGCGGCTAGTGTTAATTGCTGCTATTCCGGCGCTTCCAGATCCCATGCAATTATCAAGCACTGTTTCGCCTTCGTTGGTGTAGGTTTTTATTAGGTATTCAAGAAGTGCAACGGGTTTTTGAGTTGGGTGCAATGATCCACCTTTAAACATATTATCTCGATTTATTTCTAAAACATTTGTCGGATATTTTTTGTCATAATATTTTATTATCCTGTTCCCATCCGTGTCTGTGCTTTTACTATCCATGTGTTGTGAGCCGCTATTGCTTTTTTTTGGCATAACATGCTTATATGGAGTTACATCTAACATTTGAGGGTTATATTTTGGAGTTTTTTCGCAAAATAAAATACCTTCTTCGATTACCTTCATTGGATATCTTTTTGCTTGCACAAAGTTTGTTCCCCTTTCTTTTTTCCAATACCAAGTTGCTTTGAACCACTTCGGATTACTCATAACAAGCGCACTAGTGAACGGCTGTGACCCAAACAACACAATGGCACCATTCTGCTTAATAATCCTGCGATAATGCGCCCAAAGCGGCTCAAACGGTATAACTGAATCCCACTTACATGCTGTTATGCCATAAGGCAAGTCGCACAGAATCATATCAACTGACCCGTCTGGTATTAGGTCCATAATTTCTAGACAATCCCCATGTATCAGCCTCATGAATTCAGCGCCTTTATATAATCCTCAGACGGCCCACGCGCCGGCTCCCAGTCCAGCCAAACGCCATTCTTTACAGGATGATCTTTGGCGCACTCAAGGTCAGCCATGCGCATTGATATAAAGCGTCCGCTATCTGCAACACCATCACACCAGGCTCTTAAATAATCGGATCGTTCGCCATGCTCCTCCTCTGTTTTGCTGTTGTTTAGATGCGTTACCAGTTCAATGTATTTATTTGTTGCTTTCATTTAATAGTTCCTTGTATTTTTTGCAAAAATCCAATAATTCTTCTTTTAATATCAAATTTTCTGATACTAAACACCTGATTTCAACAGCAGCTTCGCGCATAAGCGAAGTATCACTACCCCATGCTATCTTTTCGCCCATTTCCATCATACCCGCTTTTATTTCAAGTCTATTTGGCAAATCTTTCATTTAACCAACCTTTCAGTCAATAATTTAATTGGGTACTCAATAATTTCAAAAGCATAATTTGAGTCTTTTACAGAAAATAAAAATCCCTCGATATTGCTGAACGCTTTTAATAATGACACCACTTCTTCTTTTGTAAAAATAATTTGTTCACTCATATAATCACAACCCCAGTCTCTTCAAAATGCTCCATGTCTTTCAGTGCCTGTTCGTACCAATCTCTATAGGCAGCCTCTACAAATGATCTGTAATCGTGGTAATAGTGCTCAATTTCTTCTTGTGTTAGTTCAATCATAAAAAATCATCTCCACCAGTGAATATTCTGTGATTGCGACGCGCGGTTTTTTCGCTCAGATCACCTTCTTCCGCTTCTGTGCATAGTCTATCGTGATCTTCAATACATTCTTTTGAATGGCTAACACCATCAATACATCCGCAATTCCTGCCTTTGCATGTAGGGAATATGCCAAGCTCTTTTTTTACTCTTTCAAATGCAAAGTTATTTCCAGGATTATATTTATTTCCAATGGCCTGTCGTAAATCAGACGCTAACGATACGGAATGTGTTAATTCCACAGATGCACCGCACCGTTCTATTCTGTTAATAATTTCTCCAATAACAATAAAAAGAAAGTCTTGATTAATATGTTTGTTTTGTTCGGTCATTTTTCACACCTAATGCAATATGTTTCATTATTAATAACCCTGTACCATGTTCTTGGATTTATTACAGAGCTACATTTGCAGCACGCTTTATACTTAAATAAATGTAATATTTTCATTTTTGTTTCTCCAATCTGTTCAGAAAATCTTCCCGCTCTTCAACAGGAACGTCTTTGTAATATTGTTCATCAAACCCCAAGCGATAAAGCGTTGCATCCCATACGCCGTCGGTTATGTAGTCGTGCTGTTCGGATGGCTTTTCTTTTGTCTGGCTTTGCGCCAGTGCTTCAAGAATATTCATAACATAATTAGTTTGTGACTACACAGGCCAAAATTAGTGTTATTTGTATCATAAGTTATTATTGAGTACGTATACCCTTTTGGTGTGTCAACATACAAAAATGTCCGTGAAATTCTTTTAGCGATACTTGGGTTTTTTTCTTTACTAGCAAAACCTTCCCATTTGCAATTAAGGTCTAATAAAGCGTTTTCAGCAAATAACAAATCATCGTTATTTTCACAGCATATTTTTAAATTACATTTATTTTTGCTGTCAAAATAAGCGCTTTTTATTTTGTTTCTTATGTATTTTTCTCTAATTTCCATTATTTTCCCCAAAAAAAAGGCCGCATCTCCAGTGCGTAGTACCAGTACGCGCCAAAAATACAGCCAATTATTTTCTTTAAATTTAAGTCCTGGTACGGCGTACATTTAAAGAGCGTGTAGTTTATCATAATATGCAAAAATCTGGAGATATTTTTCGCTTTGCTTCAACGTATGCCGCATGGGCTTTTTCTTGGGTGTCGAATGTACCTAAATGGATTTGTTTTTTATTAACACAAATCCTGGCCGTGTAACATCCCTTGCTTTTTTTATCTACTCCCATTAAGAACTTGTTATTTATGTTTTTTCTAGCCTTGTTTCTTATGTCTGTTCTTGTTGCATATCTAATGTTTTTTATTGCGTCGTTATATTCATTGCCATCTATAGCGCATAACTCTTTTTCTGGAAAATATCCATAAACATAAATCCAAGCTAATATTCTTGACATGAATTGATGATAATTTATTGTTATTGAATAACCACCTTTTGACTCTGTTCCAGCTTTTGTGTTTGAAAATCTTGTATTCCACATTAAACATGCTCTTTTCATTTTAAACATGTCTAACGGCCTTTCTTTCCAAGTAAACTCACCAGTATCTGGATCGTAATGTAAAAGTTCTTTTAGTAATTCTTGTGTTAGTTCTTTTTTCATAATATATACTCAGCACAATTTATAAACCTACCATTACGAATAGTAACAACCCCGGTAATATCTTTAAAGAATTGCGAATAGTATTCATTCAACAAAAACAACACATTCTTAACATTGGCGCCCCCTTCAAACTGTTGAATCTTGCGCCAATCGCCACGAGGATTTTTCATAAGTCGTTTTATCTTTGCTATCGCCAGCCCACCGGCTGAACCGCTACTGTCCAGCATAATATAATCACAGCAAATAAGTTCATCCATATCGTTATAGTCTTTGGTAAAGAACTCAGCTTTTATCATGTCAACACCTTCTTTGGTGTGTTTGCTGAAACATACATTATCGACAGAGTAAGTGATTTTGCTTTGTTCTTGCTTAGTCTCCAATATTTGCTCCTTGGTGCGCATTAAATAGCGCCCATCTTCACTTTCGCTTACAAATTCAGCAGAGCAAACCTTACACTTTTTTGCGCTTAAAATGTTCGGGTAACCGCACTCATCTCCTTTTCTGTACGTCAGTCCTTCAAACTCTATTGTTTCCTCAACGATTGCCGTACATATTTTTTTTGGCGCTTCAGAACGGCGCTTTTTTGCCTTTACTGGTATTTCGCAATCAATAGGGCCGTGCTCTTGGATATTGCCGCTGTAATCAATGACGTAACCTATCGTTTTTTCTTCGTGTGAACGTAAAACACGACCTACAGCCTGTCTATACAGTGCAAGTGATTTTGTGGCCCTAAGGAAGCATACGGCATCTAGTTTTTGAAAATTGAAACCAACCAGCAACACATTTACATTAACCACAACTCGCACACCTTCGCCGTGCTTTAGCCAGTTGATAATATGAACCCGTTCAACGGCTGACATTTCACCATAAATTAACCGGATGTTATCGCCGTTCCATTCATCAATTATCTTTCGTGCATTAGCTACATTAGACGCAAAAATAAGCATTGTGTTTATTTTGTACGCTGTAACCTTTAGCTTTAAATCTGGTATTGCATGAGGCAATATCGCGTCGAATTTTACAGAAGCTATCTCCGTATCGTAGTCTCCTCCTTTAATTGGCACGTCTGAAAGGTCTACCTGTATGTCTCCCGATATGCTTTCTACATGGCTTAAGATACCCTGTTTTATTAAATCCTGTACTGATGTCTCATACGCACACTTGCTGAACACAGGGTCAAAATCAAGATACTTCTCTTCCAAACGTCCTGAAAGCATTCGAACAGGGGTAGCGGTAACGCCAATTATTTTTAATGCAGGGTTAATACGCTTTAACGAAGTTATGATTTTACGGAAACTTGACTTTGGGTCATAACCTACCAAATGGCACTCGTCTATTAAAAGAACTTCGAATTTTCCAGACGTGGCACGTCTACGCAAAAAGCTTGTATAGGTTCCGATAACGGCTTGTTTATGAACCTGAAACTTGTTTAACTTACTGCAACAAATACCAATGTTTTGCGGCGCTATTACATATTCATGAGCCTCCAAAAAATTTTGTTCTACTAATTCCTTGGATGGAACCAAAGTCAAAACCCTAATGCCCTGCTTCATTGCCTTGTCTATAAAATGAGCAAGTATTAAGCTTTTTCCTCCACCTGTAGAAACCGATAAATAAGGCGTGTGTCCTTCCTTTATCGCTAACATGGCGGCGTTTACTGCCTCTTGCTGGTGTTTATATAGGGTTTTTTTCACAAAATCCTTAGCGATTCACGTCGTTCAAGTATTACACCTGGGAATTCATCCAATTCAACAATTGAAACGTCAGGAGACAGTTTTTTTAATTCGGAATTGAAAATAGATAGTCGAAGCACGTCTGTAAGTGCTTTTTTGTCTATCTCTTTAGTCTCTTTTATCTCAATAAAACATTCTGGCAAGTTGTCAGGATTAAAGTTTTCACTAAAAACAAGTGCACCAGGCGTTAGTCCATGAGAAACCTTAAACAGACCGTCATCAAACTGCTTTACGTCAAAATCAACCATCAAGTTCAACACATGCTGTCTTATCCACGCTGCTCTAGCTTCTTTGCGACGTATGTTTTTGTCATGCGATTCTACAGCAATCTTCTTTTGCATCTTGGCTATATCCAGAGCGCCTTCTGCTTCCTTCAATGGCGTTAGCCAAAAACCAAGCTTTCTCTTAATATCCCCCTGGATTCTGTAAAGTATTTCTTGCGCTTCTGTGTCATCCTCAGCCCATGATAACTCTTCTAGAGCCTGTAATTGTTCTTTTTTAAGGTCGTAAATTGATGTCATATTATTCACCATCATTAATAACTTCTACGCCAATAAGATCATGCCTATCATAACTATCCTCGTCACGGCCTCCACTAGTTAATCTTGCCTCTACTTCATCTAAAGCATCTCCGTCAATAGTGTAATAATCAACTCCTTCACATCCGTTATATTTGTCTTTAAAAGTATGTTTCATTAAAAATCTTAACATTATTTCACCTAGTTATTATTGTTATTAAAGCCATCCTTGGCTTTGTTGCGTTATGTTGTTATTTGCTCAGAATGGAACATCTTCCTCCGTTAGTTCATAGCTAAAACTAACAGCATCCTTAACCGGCGCATTAGCAGCATTTGTAGCCTGTCTAATAATGTGCGAGTCCTCAACACGATTGCGCACAGCATCCAAACCATTCAAGTAACGATCTATTGCAACCGGTTCTTGCCCAAACATAAGCTCAAGAGCACTATGTCCATCCGGCGAGCAGAATTGCAAAAACTCTGGCCGGCAAACGGTTTCCCGGCCGGGTGAATCGCCCCACACTCCGTCATTGTTTACTTGCTTTACTGACTCAACCATCTGGAAAACACAACCGATAGACTGACCAACCAAATCAGGATAGATACGTTTTTTTGTTTCAACGTCCTGGCGAAGATCAAAGTCATATATTTTCACCATTCCATTTCTTGCGTCTAAGCTTTCCAGTTCAAGCAACACCATCAAGTCATTAATCTGGCCAATAGCCGGCAAGTCACGACCGTTTTTGTCGGTAGTTAAGCCTTTGCCAGACGTATGCCATAAATCAATCTGCCCGTATTGGCCAGTGTCTGCCACAAAATCAATATGTATTGCAACTGCCTCGCTGGATAACGATTTACGTTCATAGGCTTTTGTTATCGTGCCCGGGTACATGCCAGTTTCTTTTATTGCACCGGCGCTGAATGCTCGTACTTTTGTTTTGTCTTTTGTGAATTGTGCCATTATTTTATTTCCTCAATTGTTTGCCAAATCCCGTCGATATATTCAACTGGGTCGTTTTGTTGTGATATGTCTATTATTTGCAACACACCGTTGTCGCAGTACTCTAGGTCTTCTTCACTATATTTAGAGCCTTTCCATATAGTTCCATCCTCAAAAATAAATAAGTACGTCTTTTTCACTTTCTCAAATCCTCCCATAACTTTTTACTGGTTGATTCGTCGCGAATATCAATAGTGTAAAAATCATTAACGTTATCTACATTTTCAGTTCTAACTTTTGCTATCCATCCGCTTGAACCTCTTGTATAGACTTTAACTTCCTGATCTGTATTAACGTCAGCGACGTTTTTTGCAGGCCCAAAATTGTTAGCTTTTTTCTTTGTTTCATTTTCTGCGTGCATAAAAAGCACAGCGTCAGCTTTTGCGCTCAATACATTAGAAACGCTAATCCTTCCAAACTCCAGCAAATCTATTCCATGTTGTTTAAACTCATTGCCGTCGTTATCTCTAGCTGTTTTATCTCTGCTATGAGCTATTAAAACTACGCTTATGCCTTTTTTATGCAAATATTTTAAAGCTACGAAAAATCTTGATTCCCATATTGCCAAAACTTTTTCGTAGCCTTTACCAAAATTCAGGTCGCCAATACTTGTCACATCAATATAAGTATCGCCTTTCTTTTCCTTTGGATTAGCAGCAATAACAGACTCAACAAATAATTTATCTATGAACATCCCGGAATCCAGGACCAATGTTTTATAGTCATGATCTTTTTTAACGAAGTTTTGCAGCATTTTGAAAAATTCATCGGTTGATTTAGGAAGATAAACCTCTCCATCCTTCATAAATTTACCAACTCCTGACACTCTTTCACAGCCTTTTTCTACTGCAATAAAAAATGGTTTTTCTGTATACTTACATAAAAAAGTTTTGCCAATCCCTGCTTTTCCATACAAAATAATAAACGATGGGCCATTAACAGCCTCTTCAGTTATTTCAAGGCCGTCCAGGAAGTCACTCATAATTGTGCCCTTAATTCTTCTCTTTCTTTTTCTAGGTCTTTAATTTGGTTGTCTTGATCTGTGCAATATTTTAAAAATGCCTCTTCTTTTGTTGCAAAATGGAATCCATTTTCAAGTTTTCTTCTTTGCCTAAGAAATCTAAACACAAGATCACCATTTTTATCTATATTACCTTCACATGTTAAAAACATGTTTCTTATAATATAGAATCTTGTTTCGCTCATTTCTCCTCCCTCGCCAACTTTTCTTCAATTGCCTTTTCCACAAACCAGCTAATATTGCCTCCGTTGTTGGCAACGAATGCCAGTAATTTAGCGTGTAGTTCTTTATCAATATTAGCGGCAAGATACCGCTTTTTTTTCTCTTTCATTTTTGTTTCCTGTTTGTTTACCGTGAAACAAATTATACAGATATTTTTTTAAAATACAATATTTATTTTATATAACTTTAACAAACTCATAGAAAGAAGTCTGCCAAATTTCAGTAATAGCCTTTCCTGGATTTCCGTCTTTTTTTATACGTGAACCAAAATAAACAGGCTCACCTTGACTGTCTGACTCAATTCTTGAAACCTCCCATATTTCATCTTTTTCATACATTATCCTATCTCCAACATTAAATTTAGCGCCAAGCAATGCCATACTCATACAAAGCTCTTTGCGTTCATTATTAAGCGATTCTAATTTTGAATCTATCTCCTTTAATCGTTCTCTCATAATAAATAACTCCTACCGCTATTAAATAAAATACACATGGCCTCCATTCCAGTGATGGTCCTGCGCTTTTCTTTCGTTGGCCGTGGCTTTATGTCATACAACTGTTCTTCGGTCCACAACATAACCCACTTACCTTTATCATTAATCATTCGCCTGTGTGGCTCCGGAAGTTCACCGTATTTACGCATTGACAACAGCGTTGACTTTGGTACGTTCAGCAAAAACTCAATATCGTCTATGGTGTATTCATTCGCTTTTTTAGGTATGCGTCCATTTATGTAAACTTGAGGATCAATGCCTTTTCGGTAGGCTGCAAGTGCCGGTGTGCCATAAAGACCGGTTAGTTTTTTGTATTCATTTAGTGTCATTTTTAACTTGCCTATATTGGTAATTCCAACGGTCTATGTCGTGATAGCTGTCGTCAACTACGCCTGATGCTTTCAAAGCAACCAGCGTAACAAGAACATCCATAGCCGTTATGTCATGCTCCTTCATGGTTGCGCAGCCGTTAAGTAGCAGTGTTGTTATTAGTATTATTGTTTTCATTTTATTTTCATCGTTTCGTTTTGAGTGATTGCAATTGTAGTTATTTTAATTATAATGTCAATACTTTTTCAACAATGAGACCAAAAAAATGGAACGCTTCGAAATAAGGCAGCAAGTAAAAACAGTGGAAAAATCATGGCTTGAAACAATCCACTCATCTCAAAGCCATCGAGTCTTAAAAATGACTTACGATAATCTAGTTAAAAATAACCCTAATGAATACTTTGAGCTTGTAAAAGTTGTTCATGATGAAATATGTTTAGAATTTACTGCGAAAATGGAAGGTTAAAAATGAATGTAAAAACAAAAAAACCAGAGCAAGAATTAAACCTGAATATGAAATTACCTGTGTCACTTGAACGTCAGCTACAGGCTTTGGCTGATCGTAAATTCACCAGCAAGAGCGCAATCGTGCGGGATTTAATCAGGATTGAAGCAGAGAAGGTTGGCTTATGAACATCGACCAATTCTTAAACAAACTCGACAAAGTAAAGGCGCGTGGTCATAACAAATGGATTGCATGCTGCCCTGTACATTCTGACAAATCGCCAAGCCTGGCGATAAGTTTGGCAGAAGGTGAACGCATCTTGTTTCATTGCTTCGGGTGCGGGGCAAATGGGATTGAGGTTTGTAATGCGCTTGATATTGATGCAAGCGAACTGTTCCCACCAACAGACAAGACTCACAAGCGCGAGCGCACACCATTCCCAGCAGATCAAATACTCGCTGCATTGGCTCAGGAGGCAACGATTTTGGAGTTGGCTGCTAATGATATGGCGCGTGGTGTTCGTGTTGATGAGAAGCGCGTAGCGTTGGCCAGGGAACGCATTACTACGGCGGTTTCTTATGGCAAGAATTGAAGCTGAAATAAAAGAGTATGAAAGGAAGGTGGCGGGTGGTGTTGCGTGGCTGGATGCTCATAAGCGCGAATATGTGGAAGAGGAGGAAGAAAGTCGGGAATGGATGAACGCCGATGACATGGCAGACAGTGCAGCAGCTCCTGTTTATTTGATTGACGCAATTATCGAATCAAAAACACACGGGCTTATTGCCGGTTCTTCACAGTCATTTAAATCTTTTTGCGTTATTAAAATGGCTCATTCTATCTGCACGGGTAATGATTTTTTTGGGCATGATGTTTTTACCACTGGCAAAGTTTTGTATGTCTGCGGTGAGGGTATCGGGGCGCTTGGTCGAAGGATAAAGGCGTTAAAGATAGTTGAAGGGGGTTTTAATAATAACTTCTTTGTGCTTAATAAGCCGTTGTTTATCGACAACATTGCAGAAATGGCGTGGTTAAAAGAACAAATTGATAAAATTAATCCTGTTTTAGTCGTTTTCGACACCTTTTCATCCCTGGCAACAAGTACACAAGAAAATGTTAATGATGAAGTTGCTAGGGTTTTGCGGATGGTTTCTGATTGCTGTATTGATAGCGGCGCCAGTTCTATCGTGGTCCATCACTATGGTAAAGATGCCGACAAAGGGACCAGGGGTGCAAGTGCTTTTAGTGGTAACGTTGATTTTGAGTTATCAATGAAAAGAGTGCCAGACACAATGTGCGCTGTTATGGGGTGCAAAAAAACAAAAGACGGGGATTTCTTCACAGATATAGAAATAACGGCGCATATCGTAGATTTAGGGCTTTTAAGACAGAATGGCAAGCCTGCGACATCTTTGGTTTTAAAAGTTGGTAATGGATTAGAAGCGTTAACGGAAAGGCAGCAACTCGCTTATGATGGGATAAGAGACTTAATTTCTATGGCGGGTTTTGAGTATGACGATAAATTATGTATTTCTGAAAGCATGATTAAATCGCTGTTTAATGATCTGTTTGTACATGAGGGCAAAAACAGATATGGGATCTTTGCCAGGGTCATTCCATCACTATTGAAAAAGGGACTTTTGCATGAAAAAAGCGGTCATTATTGGCTGTAATATGTTAGTATGTAGTCTCATTAACCAATAGGATTTAAAAATGAACACGATAGACGAAATAAAAGCACTGAGAAAGATACCAACAAAGTCTTCAAAATATATCGGCGTGGTATGGCATAAATACGCAAAAAAATGGATGGCACAAATAAATGTAAATAAAAAGAAAGTATGTCTTGGTTACTTTTCTGACGAACTTGAAGCACACGAAATATATAAGAAAGCACGTGCAATACGCGAAAAAAACAAAGTCCAGCTTACACAGTGAAAGTGAGTAAATTCGGGGCATGTTACCTACTTACTATACTTCCCCTAGGGGGAAGATAGTAAGTAAGTTCCATCAATGCCTAACTTACCATGTTACATAGGGCTACTTACATATGTAAGTTTAGTAAATTAATTATAAAATAAATAAAAAATTATTTGACAAATAAAAGATAAAGTAGGACAATTTATTCCAAGCCAACCAAAGCGGCTTGATCGACCACCAACCAATTAGGGGTCGGCAAAAAACCACAATAAACTTAGGATAGGGGAACGAAATGAAACACTACCAAGCATTGCCGTCAAGAAAAGCTAGATATTTTATTGATAGAAATATATGGGGAGAATGGGTTCATGTTCCACACGGAGAATACACGCCAATTATCTGGATAACGTATAAAGGGGAGTTGATAAAATGAAAGCCTTCACAAAAAAGCACATAGAATTTCCAGCAAACAAACCAGGAATGGTCATGGACAGAAGCGCAATGATGAAACGGCGCACTAAGAACTACGGCGAGTTCAGCAAATTGGTTTTAATTACGTTCAAGAAAGGAGAATTGAAATGAGCGCAGACAACTGGACGCAATGTCCACAATGCAGTAAAAAGAAAATTGAGCTTAACAATAGGCTAAAAGAGCTTTATGGAAAGATTGGCGCTGAGGAATATCATAAATTACAAAAGGACTCTGATGATCTTGATAGGATAATCAGCAATAATTTAAGAGAGGATTATGAGCAGGGAATTAATGAAGGTATATACGAGGTTCATTATTCAGCGCGTTGCAATGTGTGTGGATTTACTTTTAAGTATGATTTTGTTATTGATGTTTTGAAATGAAAGTATATTACTTTACAGACAATCTAGGCCGTACTAAAGGCACGATAAATAAAAACAAGGCTACAGCTATGGCTAAAGGGAAAAAAGTGCTTGAGTGCGATATTAGCGAGTTTAACGGGCATTTAATTGGGAGTGAGTTGAAATGAATGAAGACAAAATAATAAGAACAATGCGTTTGCAAGCATGGGAAAGGGCAAAAGGCGAGCTGAAAGCGGTATTGCAGACGTATTGGGGTAGCACCAGTAATTACGGAGCAATGAACGGCGAAATTAAAGACTTTGTTAAAAAAATTGAGGAAAGGGGTTTGGTGGAATGATTGACGAATTTTGGTTTAGAATTGCGCTTGGTGGCGCTTGGCTGTTCATTGCCGCGACTATGGCATTGGCGTTTGTTGGGTTTTTGATATGAACATAGACGAATGTGATGTTTTTACGGTATGTTTCTTTGCTTGTGTGATTATTGCGTGTTTGGCGGTGTTGAATGGCTAAGTACATAAACAAATTACCGTCATACGAGTACTTACACGAATGTTTTGTGTATGACCAATACACTGGTAGCCTTAAATGGAAAAAACGCCAACAATCGCATTTTAAGACGGTTAAAGGCATGCGCCAGTTTAATCAAAAACATTCAGGAGAAGTGGCCGGAACACAAAAAAATACAAATATTCGTGTCATACGACTTGATGGTACAAACGTACAGGTTAGGCGCGTAATATGGAAAATGGTGTACGGCGATGATCCTGTTGGCGTAGTCTACAACATAAACGGCATTACAGGTGATGACAGGATTGATAATTTAGGCGTTAAAGGAATGGTTTTTGGAGATAAGCGAGTTGTTATTGCTGGCTTGCCGGAAGGCTTGGAGTACGATAGGGAACGGATTATGTGGGGGTCAAAATATATTGGATGGCACAGAACAAAAGCGATGGCTTTAAATGAACTTGCCGCCTATTATGGCTAATGAATAGGATAAGATTATGATTACCAGAGCACAACCACCAATACCTAAAGAAGTGCTTGCTGCACGCGCTAAACAATTGTCAGTAAGGAGAAAGATGTGGAAAAAATATTGATGTTTACACTTTATCCAATTGCTAAGTATTTGACGTTCTTTGTTATTTTGTTTATTGGAATTACAAGAATTTTATTTGAGATTGCATTATTGCAATTGGAGGAGTAGCATTTAAACAATATTACTTCTTACAATTAAAATAATGGCACAAGGCAAAGAACACATACCAACAGACGAAAGCCGCCACTTGGTTGAGGAATTGAGTGGCTATGGCTTGAATCATGACAACATAGCTGCGCTAATTGGAGGAGGCATAGCAAGAATAACGCTTGCTGATCACTACAGACAAGAGCTAGACGCAGGAAAGGCAAAAGCTAATTCCGCTGTTGGCAAGTCTCTGTTTCAGCGCGCCATAAGCGATGAAAACCCTTCCGCTGCAATATGGTGGAGCAAGTCGCAAATGGGCTGGAAAGCTGCAAAAGATGAGGAAGTGCAGGAAGAAAAGAATAACTTTAGCTTTCAGATACATTTGACAAAAGATGAATAATTCTCAGAATAGCTCAATGGTAGAGCGGTCCGATAGAAGAGATACTGGTTCGAGTCCAGTTTCTGAGTCCCCTATTTTTTATGACTGAAAAAGTATACAAAGCATCAAAAACACTCTCAAAGTTCCACCATGACAATTCATTTGTACGCGCTCTTCTAGGTCCATTCGGGTCAGGCAAGAGCGTAGCTTGTGTAGCTGAATTACTATCAAGATCATGCCGGCAACAAGCCGACTCACAAGGAAAACGCAGAACCAAGTGGGCGATTGTACGTAATACCTATCGAGAGCTAACAGACACCACTTGCGCCACGTTCTTTCATTGGATTCCAGAAGAGCTTGGCACATTCAATAAAGGTAATATGATCTTTGATCTGTGCCAAACTCTTGGAGATGGCACAACAGTTGAAGCTCAGTTCTTGTTTAGAGCCTTGGACAGGCCGGCAGACATAAAGAAACTATTGTCGTTAGACTTAACAGGAGGCTGGATAAATGAAGCGAGAGAAATACCAAAGCAAATTGTTGACGCGCTACAAGGGCGCTGCGGACGTTATCCTGAAACAATCCTGGACGAGTCTTCACCCCTTTTCGACACAGACCCCGCCAACTGCCCTGCCATCTTTGAACCAACATGGATTGGGGTCATACTCGATTCAAACCCACCAGACACGGACTCCTGGTTCTACAAAACTTTCGAAGTAAATCGCCCATCAAACCACGCAATCTATCACCAACCGTCAGGACTTTCGCCAGAAGCCGAGAACATACGACACCTACCGCGCAATTACTATGCTAATATGTGCCAAGGAAAGGACAAAGAATGGGTAAATGTGTATGTTCATGGCAACTATGGCTTTGTGTCAGACGGTAAGCCTGTATATCCCGAATATAAGGATGACGTTCATTACTTTGATGAGGACTATCATCCAGATCCGTCTTTACTTGTATACGTTGGCATAGACTTCGGACTAACACCAGCTGCGTTGATAGGCCAACAAACAACATCAGGCGCAATGATTTTGTTCGATGAGCTTGTGACATTCGATATGGGTGCTGTATCATTTGGAAAATTGCTAAGGCAAAAGCTTAACGGACGGCAATACGAAGGCTGTAAGTTTGAGATTTACGGAGACCCGGCAGGCGTAGGCAGAGCACAGACAGACGAACAAACGCCATTCATGATGCTGGACCAGGCCGGAATAAGCGCTTTCCCAACCTACACCAATGATCCGTTGATTAGGCGCGAAGTTGTAGCAGACTTTTTGTTACGAATGGACTTTACTGCACGGCCAGCATTCCGTATTACGAGAGGATGCCAGACGTTTCGTAAGAGTATGAATGGTGGATATAAATACAAACGATTGCAGGTTGTTGGAGAAGAACGCTTTCAGGACGTACCAGACAAGAATAAATATAGCCACATTGCCGACGCAGGGCAATATCTGTTTCTGGGGGCAGTTGGCGATAGCAGGGTGCTAGGCGGATTTGATACGAGCCACGACAACGATGATTATTATGACAGGTCAATAGTTTAAAATGAAAATAACAGAAGACGAAATACTCAATATAGTAATCAGCGAACTTGATAACGCGCCAATGGCAGACAATCTTGAGCAGCCGCTTGAGTATTATCTTGGCCTGCCAAACGGAACGGAAGTGGAAGGCCGTTCGCGACTTACATCAACAGACGTGGCAGATTCCATCGAGTGGATTTTGCCGCAGATCATGAAGTCATTCAGCCAGACGAATGAGATTGTTACGTTTGACCCATACTCGGAAGCAGACGAAAAGCAAGCCGAGATAGAATCGGAATATGTTTATCACGTTTTGATGAAGAAAAACCCAGGCTTTATTTGCATTCATCAATTCGTTAAAGACGCTCTTATGCAGCGCAACGGCATATTGAAGGTTTACTATGAATCAAAAGAAGAAAAGCAAACCCGCAGCTATACCGGACTAACATTTGAAGAAGTTCAAGTTATCTTATCGCCTGATAATGTTGAATTGCTTGAGTCGTCACAAACAGATGACGGTTTTGATATTAAGTTTAAACTGACCAAGAAAGTCAACAAGATTTGTGTCGAGAGCGTACCGCTTGAAGAGTTTCGAGTTAATGCAGATCACAACAGCGTTGACCTCACCGGCGCACGATTTACCGCGCACGTAACAGAAAAGACATTATCGCAGTTACTAGAGCAAGGAATTAGAGAAGACAAGCTATCGCAATTAACACCATTTACAAACAATGCTTCAAATTATCGCTTTGAAGCACAGGGCGAGAATGTTTTTAGCGGAGCAAATATTGACATTGATAATGAACCAATGCAGCTATACTCCATATCAGAGTGCTACACATATATTGACATTGATGGTGACGGTATATCAGAATATGTGAAGGTTACGTGTGGAGGAATTGACGTTCCTACTGTCATACTGTCAGTTGATGAAATTGAAATGTCGCCATGGATTAGCACAACAGCAATCCTGATGCCACATAAGTTCCAGGGCCAGTCTATCTATGATCGTATCAAAGAGATTCAAGACCACAAGACAGCACTTATACGCAACATTCAAGACAATCTTTATCTGCAAAATAACCAGCGCAACGCCGTGTTAGAAGGTCAAGTGAATATGGATGACTTGCGCGTGTCTAGACCAGGCGGATCAGTGCGAGTTAAGCGTATGGATGCAATTATGCCGCTAACTGTTCCACAAACCGGACAAGCCGCATTTGATATGATGCGATACCTTGACGAAGTGCGTTCAGGTCGTTCTGGTGTATCGGCAGAAGGAAGCGCAACCCCGCAAAACATTGGCAACAAGGTTGGCAGTGAAGGCGTAGAGCGCATGATGACAGCTAAGGAAGAGCTTGTTGGGCTTATCATTCGTGTCATAGCTGAAACTGGAATTAAGCCGCTTTGCATAAAGATTCGTGACCTGGCCAGACAACACATAGACACGATTGAAGACTTTCAGTTCCGTGGCCAGTGGGTTCAGGTTCACCCACAATCGTGGATTCCACGAACAGAGTGCACCGTTCGAGTTGGCACAGGCTCAGGCGATACCAGAGCAAAACTTGTGGCAATTAATCAAGTCATTGAGCGCCAGCTTGCAGCCTTGCAAATGCCTGGTCAGACACTTGTAAATCCAGCCAAGATTTATAGCGCATTGAATGACTTCTGTAAGTTTGCAGGATTGAACGGCGCTGAGAAATACTTCGTTGACCCGCAGTCGGAAGAAGGGCAAACGACAGCTCAACAAACCCAGCAAGCGCAACAAGCCGAACAAGCGAAAGCAGAAGAACAAAACGTTGCCATGATGCAAATGCAAGCGCAAATTGCACAGGCTGAAATGTTAAAGGCGCAAACGCTACAGCAAAATAGCCTGTTGAAACACCAGATTGACACAGATAAGCAAACCCATGAAGCAGAAATGTCAGTTATGAAAGCACAGCTTGACCGCGCCAAACTATTGACCGATGCAGCACTGAAAGACAAAGACAATGAGTTTAGATATGACCAACTCAATACCAACACGGCGCTTGAGCTTACTAAGCTGGGTAAACAACAAAATGAAATGAGCACCTACGAAGGGGATCGTAATGATAGAACAACTGAAAACTGAAATAGCACTAGGCGACCGCGCCTCACGCGCTTGGGAGCTGTATCTTAAACAATATGTTGACGATCTTAATAGGCAGTATTATGATGAGTTCATAAATACGAATGACATTGATTCTGTTTTAGAAATAAAACAAAAACAATGGGCACTTACACAAATGGCGCAATCAATACAAACAACGATAGAAACAGGGCGACTTGCCCAACAACAACTTGACGAGATTTAAAAATGGCTACTAACGAAAATGAGTCCACGACTAATCCCACGAGCGGAACGTCAGACTCACTTGGACAAATGGCGGATTTATTGCTTGATGGCTTAGAGCCTGAAAGTGAAGAAGAAGAGGAGCTTTTAACTGATGACTCTAACGAAGATGAAGAGCAACCAGAGGAAGAAGGCGAGCAAGAAGAAGAACAGGAAGCCACATGGGCAACAGCTCTAGGCGTTGATGATGATAAAGTTATCGTTGACGAAGATGGCAACCTGGAAGGTATCAAGGTAAAGATCGACAAAGAAGAGCTTGTCGTACCTGTTGCGGAATTGATTGCTGGCTACCAGACCAGCAAAAGCTACACGCAAAAAACACAAAAACTAGCAGAACAAAAGAAGGAGTTCGAACAGATAAGGGATTATGCGGCTACAGAATATACAAAGAAACTTGAAGATGTCACAAAGCTTTCAGCCGTACTTGAGCAAGAACTTGTCAAAGACTACGCCGGCATAGACTGGGATACTTTGAGAGTCCATAACCCTGGCGAATATGCCGCAATGGTTCAGGACTTTCAGATTAAACAACAGCGTGTCGCGTCAGTTAAACAAGCCATCGAGCAAGAGCGCTTAGCGGAAATGCAACGTGGACAGCAATTTCAATTTCAAGGCACTCGCGAGTATCTTGAAGGAGAAATGCACAAGATTCTTGAGAAGAACCCAACTTGGTCAAAGCCAGAGAACTTTAAAAGAGACATAACTGAAATCAAGTCATTCGTCGCGGAAGCATACGGCTTTAACGAAGACGAATTTAACAATATTTCAGACTCAAGGATATTTGAAGTTTTGAAGGATGCAATTGCCTTCCGAAAGGGCTCACAAAGCGTACAAACCAAAATGGTCAAAACTATTCCCAAGTTCCAGAAGCCTGGCAATGCGAAAGCGCAAAAAAAGGTTACTGCACTTGATAAACTTACAAAAGCCGCGCAAGGCGCTAAACCGGGCAAGCAAAAGCGCGACCTGGAGCAAAATGCGATTGCGGCATTATTATTAGGACAATAAAATGAGTACAGCAAACTTAGACAGTGCCGATCTGAAAGCGGCGACCAAAGGCGGTTTGATAAGAGAAGATCGTTAGATGTCTTCTTTAAACCCCGTGAATTGCTGGAATAACCTTAGAGCTTTTATAACTACAGCGTAGCTGGTAACCGCAAGCGCGAATGTTTGAAAATATAAAAGATTGGTCAATCAGCAGCCAAGCATCCTAGAAATAGGTTGAAGGTTCAACGCATAGTTTATACAGTCTTAACTTGTTTATAACATCCTCTTCATAGTATAATGAAGACGTTATTAATAGATGAGAAAGATAATGAAAAACCACGAGTGCGGGGCATTAAAAGTTTGTACAACATGCAATGAAGAGAAAGGATTAGAGTTTTTTAGTAAAAATAAGAAGTCGAAAGACGGATATTTAAGCCAGTGTAAAAGCTGCTTAAAGGCTAAAAGACAAAAGCTTAAGTATGACAATATAGAGATTTACAATAACCAGCTTGAGTGCTCAAGACGAGCAAAGCAAAAGCTAGGTAAGGCTCATTTAAAGGCATATAAAGAGAAATGGCATGTTGAGAATATTGATAGAGTTAGACTGTATCGCAGACAGTATTATTTAAACAACAGAAGTACAGCAATAAATAATGCAAAAGGCAGATATAAGCACTTAAAGGTTGCTTCTGTCATATGGGCGAACAGAGAAGCAATATTGGCTTTTTACAAAGAAGCCAAGAGACTAACAAAGTTAACCGGGATAAAATTTAATGTAGATCACATTATCCCGTTAAGAGGTAAAACCGTTAGTGGATTGCATGTAGACGGTAATTTACAAATTATCACTGCATATGAGAACTCTAAGAAATATATAACTTTTGATGATGATATATGCTGCTCTCATGAGAAACCATGAGAGGGAAGGATAAAAAGCCCTCCCTATTTATCATATAAGTTATTGATAAATATAACATTTTGGTCATGAACAGAATTTGGGATTAACTACTAAGTCCCGCCAATTGGTAACAATTGGGCAATAACTGGGTGAATTCATGGGAAACCTTTTGACGGTGGGACGTTAAAAGACAATCATGAGCTAAGCGAGAACATTTAAAAGGGTTCTTGAAAGTGCAACGACTAGGCATTGACGATAAGAATAATATGCCCACGAGCGCCCAGCAACCAATTTATTGGTTGATGATATAGTCTGAACAACATGGTGACATGTTGAAGTGGTAATTAAAAAATCCACGATAACAATATTGATTAGTAAAATCCCATTACCGTTCACAGACATGATTGGCTCAGGAAGCCACAAAAACGAATATACCGAGTGGACGATTGACGCTTTAGCGGCACCAGACACAACAAACGCAAACGTAGACGGCGCTGATGCGTCCGGTAACGATACTGTTATCGGTACCAGAGTCGGCAACCATAGCCAAATCAGTGACAAGATTGTTCGCACATCTTTCCGCGCAAACGCATCAAACGTAATTGGTCGTGCTAAAGAATTGGCGTATCAACTATCACGCAGGCAGCAAGAACTTAGAAGGGATAGATGGCTTTTTAGTCCCCTTGCTGCGTAAGTAGCAATGTAATAACCGCGTGAATTGCTGGAACGCCTGAAAAGGTCAATCAGCAGCCAAGCTTCACGGTGACGTGATGAAGGTTCAGAGACTAACGTATACTGTCTGCTAATAGCAGATTATGAAACGACACGAGTGCGCGGCAACCAAAGTTTGTATTTGGTTGATGATATAGTCCTATCCCTTAAGTAATTAAGGGTGGAGAGATAAAGAGCTCTCCCTTCGTGACAAGCGAATGTAAAACTAATGGTAGAAGCCATTTCCTTGTTAAACCAAGCGTCAGTTGCTGACAACGGTAATGCTACAGCTGGTAAAGCTGGCGGACTTCCTTCATGGATTGCAACCAACCACCAGAATGGTACAGCCGGAGGCTTTAATACTGGCACAGGATTAACCGTAGCGCGTACCGTAGCGGCTAAGTCTGCATTGACAGAAACAAAAGTACGCACAGCTGTGCAAAACGTGTATGAGCAAGGCGGAGATGCTTCTGTGTTGATGTCTGTTCCTGGCGTTATTGCAAGAATTAGTGAATACCTATTCACCTCTTCTGCTAGAATTGCCACATTGATGAGTGACATTGAATCATCAAGCGCAAAGGCAACAGCGATGGGTTCTGTCAACGTATTTGTTACTGACTTCGGTACATTGAAGATCATGGCAAACCGTCTACAACCGTTCCATGCCGATACAGCAGGAGCAGAACTGGATTGTGCTGATGTGTTTATCCTCGACCCGGCATATCTGGAGCTTTCTTATCTTGAAGGCTACCGTACCGAAGAACTTGCAAAGACTGGCTTAGCAGAGAATCGCCAAATGTCCGTAGACTGGACTTTGAAAGTTCTGAATGAAAAAGCTCAAGCCATCATCGGCGATATTGACCACACGGCCGCAATGACCGCGTAAAGTATTTCTCCCCACCTACCCAGCCGCAAGGCTGGGGTTTTTTAGGAGTTATCATGAATGAAGAAGAAAAAGTCAAAAAAAGTAATCGTTCCAATGCGAAAAAAGCCTTGCTAGTTAAGAATATTAGCGACAAGACATTACACCTTGAGTCAGGTAAATTAATCCCTGGTGATGAAGGTGCTGTTACACAGGCTGAACTATCAAACTTTGCTAATCTTTTTGAGGTTTTGTAAGCATGGTTTTCAAATCCGAGTTTATCGAGCATTGCAATACAATAACTCACAAGCTCACCCAGCCAACCGAAGACCTGATTCTCTCACGTAACGCACGACTGCGCCAAAATCACGGGTCAATAAATGACTTAGGCAAAGGAGCCGAAGGCGGAACGTGGGGTAGGCAGCTTGCCAGCATACCGTTAATTTTGTATGATAAGGCAAAGCGAAACGGTTATGATCTGGACAGCAAAGACAAAGAAACAAGAGAGCGTGAAATGATGCGCTTTCTTGACAGCGTTGAAGGGCGCATGTGCTTAGTGCATGACAACACGGTAAAAGCAGCAACGAGGTATCACTATGTCGGGAAAAATTAAAGCGGGGACGCTAGTCAATCCAACTGTTAGCAATTCAAAAGCCTATTGCGAAGGCCGTAAAGCGGCTTTTGACGGCGCATTAGTAGGAACTAACCCACACTTGGCTAGTTCAAGCGATTCAGTGGCATGGATTGCAGGCTGGAACACTTATGTTTCAGGAGGTGCTACACCTATGGCGCGTGATGCTTGCGCTATTAATGGACTGCTAGCGTGAGAAAGTTAATAAACTCAAAAGGCCCAAACTGTGGCGTGTTCATGCCGCGGAAGGGAGTTCCATCAGAATGGGTGCGACCTATTGATTGGCTTGGCCTTCCTGTTGTTACAGCGTCAGAAGACAAGATGGTCGGACTGTATGCCGTATATGACACTACTAGCGAGTTTGTAGCCTTTACGGCAACAGGCGATTTTACCGTTGACTGGGGCGATGGTTCTGCAACTGAGAACATAGCGTCTGGCGTTCAAGCGCAGCATCAATATACATATGCAACAATATCAAATGCTACGCTATCAACACGCGGCTATAAACAAGTAGTTATAGCGATAACTCCACAGGCAGGGCAGCAACTATTATCAGTTGATATAAACAAACGTCACACGTCAGCAAGCGCACAGGTTCAAGCATCAAATTGGCTAGATATTACATGCTCATGTAATGCAGCATCGACACTCGGTTTTTCAACTTCTGGAACACTAACAAAATCATCAATTCTTGAAAGAGCAAAAATATTAAATGGACAGCTAAGATTAAGTACCGCATCTATGTTTTCCTCATGCCATGTATTACAGTCTGTTCCTATGTTTAGCACAGCCTCTGTTACCAATATGTCATCAATGTTTTCCTCATGTTTTTCGATACAGTCTGTTCCATTGCTTAACACAGCAGCCGTTACTAACATGTCGTCTATGTTTAGTGCGTGTTACTCATTGAAAAGCATCCCACTTCTTAATACGGGTTCAGTTACTAACATGTCGTCTATGTTTTTATCGTGCCTGTCATTACAGTCTGTTCCTCTATTTAACACAGTTGCAGTTACCAATATGTCGTCTATGTTTATGACATGTTATGCGCTACAAAGCATTCCGGCTTTTAATACTTCCTCAGTAACTAATATGACAACAATGCTTAACGCATGTCGATCATTACCTATTATTCCTGCATTTGTCACTAACGCTGTTACTGTTGCAACTGATATGTTTCTTGGCTCATTAGATATAGCAAGATCGCTAATTACAGGGATGCCAGTAGACCACTCATATTTAAACTGCAATCTATCGGCAACTGCATTAAATGAAATTTATACAAACTTGCCGGTTGTGGTTGGTAAAACAATAACGGTCACAGGAAACTACGGTGTAGCTGGAGATGACCCAACTATTGCAACGGCTAAAGGATGGACGGTGGTAGGCTAATATGGGCGGATTTTATAAAGTTGTAAATAGTGAGCTTCTAAATGCCCAAACAAGAGTTCATTCTCCATCATATACTTTATTATTGAAGAATAAAGGCGATGCCGTATTACCTGATGGTTGGAAATGGTTTGATACAGACGATCTTGCTTATACGTTTTTCGCTGCGTCCGTTGATAGAGTTAAAATAATGTTAAATGAGATAAATATGCTTACATATGACGAGACGGAAAAAAAGAAATTATCAGATCTTTCAACAGTTCTTGGTAAGGGCGCACTAACAGCAAAATGATGTTCACTTTAACAGTTTAGGTGTAGAAATGGCAAGAGATAGAAAAATAATTGAACATTATGGTGTTCAGGAATATTCAGCAAAAGCAGACTTTCCACCCGCAAACGACCCAGGGCCAACAACTATTTATGCCAGGGATATTAATGCGCATTACAAAACAAACGGGGCTGAATGGATTGGCGAAGGATATAGCGATTCAATTGCAGAAAAGCCTAGCGTTGCTTTATTTGGCAAAGGGACTTGGCATGTTGGCGCTGACACTTATAGTAGTGATGGTGTAGACTGGTTTCATAATGTAAGTGGCGAATTTATACCTTCTATTGACTCTGGAACAACTTCAACATTTAGCGGGATAGAATCAAGTACAGCGCGAGGAGCGACATTTAATGGTTGGGGATATACATATCTACGCGACAATTTAACTGCATTTGATACAGTCACGATAAAAGAGATTAAGCGCGCGACAGGATTAACTGGAACTGACTTGTGGTCAACGATTAAAGTAGAAGTTGTTGACATGTCTAATGAGTCATCAGCCGCGGCATTTTTCCCTTCAGCCACAGTAATAGCCTCATCAATAGTTAGTGTTAATCCTTCTGTAGATATTTTATCAAATGTTTCCTTTCCATTACTCGACCCGCTCAGCCGTCCAATTGTCTTAAATGGCACTAATCTCCCGCAACGATTCGGCATTAGATACAGTGCCTATAATGCGGGTGGAACCAATGCTGTTTGCGGCGATAACAGAGTTGATACAAAAACACCAAATACGGTTGGTGTTTTGTATAGATCAACACCCGCTAGGGCTGTTAATGCTACAGCTACAGCAGGATGGTATAAAGTTTCAGGTGTTTGGCAGCAAGTTAATAGCGCAACTTTTAAAGGTCTTGACTTAACATTGTCATTATCTAACGCAATGTCATACATAAAGGTGTTAGAGCCTTACGGACGCTTTAATATTTCTGGCTTTAAAGCATCAATAGCAAAAATTCTAGACGGTCAGACTGTAGTTTCCAATGTCGTTTGCTTGGGCGACAGTTGGGCGAATAACGAACTTATATTAGCAAGACCACTTGCCAGAAAGCTACGTACATTGTACGGTGATGCTGGCCCAGGCTATACTGGTTTCTCGACCGCATATACGTCCGGACCCGCCACAGGAAACGTAGATACAGCACAAGTGACTGTTGCCCGTACTGGAACGTGGGTAACGGACAGCACAAGTTCAGCTAAAGGAATAGATGGGTTTAGCATATCTAGCGCGACCATAGGAGATTCAATAGCCATAACACTGATCGGAACCGCTAGACGGGCAGTACTACACTATTATGCTCAAGTTGCTGGCGGTGACGTACGATGGAAAGTTGATGCTGGCGCATGGACGACAATATCAACAGCAGCGGCAACGGCTGGCATGGCAACCGCAGCTATAGATTTTGGAGCAGATGTAACAGGCGTTGTTGTCACTATTGAAGTGCTAACGGCAAATGTTATATTGCATGGCATAGACTTAAAGAAAGATACTGCTGGGGTAAGGGTCCATAAACTTGGCCATAGTGGCGGCATGGCTTCTACTATAACAGCTATAGATGAGGTAATTGGCTATACTCAGCTTGCCGCACTAGCACCTGATCTTGCTTTTATCGTCTTTACCACGAACGAACTCTACGGAGATATAGCTCCATCAGTGATGATTGATAATATAAAAATAATAGTTCAGAGAATTAAAGAGGTAAGACCCTACTGCGACATAGTTTTAATCTGTCCTTCTGACAATGCGATAGAAGATCATGTATATAAACATTCAGAGTATGAGTCAGCAATGTATCAACTTGGGATTAATCTAAAATGCGCATTTTATCCGTGCAAAACAGTAATTGGTATTCATGGAGACTATTTTCATAACGGGCTTGTTGCTGATACTGTTCCACATCCAAACAGCGCGGGTGGTGAATTGCTAGGACGTACTTTGGTTAAGGAGCTGTTGGAATTTTAATTCCAGCTTACTCTATATGAACTACACAGAGATAGTAGATACAGCACTAAGTTACGCTGATCGGCAAGACACAGAAACAGTCGGCAAGATTGATATGTTTCTGCGGATTGTCGAGGCGCGTATTAACCGTTTTTTGGCAACCCAAAAGATGATAACGTCTGTTCAGTTGCCGCTTGTTACTGACCAGACAGAGTACCAATTGCCAAACGACTTCCAGTCTTTGCATAATTGTTATTTTCAATCAACAGTTAATATCAATGTCCGCAATCCGTTACAGCTCACTACTCCTGAAGAGTACAATACCTTCCTAAACACAGCAACGGCAATCAATCATTACAATATCCTGGGTGGCAATTTCAGGATTGATTACAAGCCAACAGATCAGGATGTTATTGATTGGACACTTGCGCTTGAATATTTCAGCCGTGTTGTGCCATTATCAACAGCTGTTGATAACAATTGGATAAGTGAAATAAATCCGGATTGCTATGTCTTCGGCCTGATAACAGAAATAAATGCGTTCGTTAAGGACGCTCAATCTACGCAGTTTTGGAATGAGCGCTTTGTAGCGGCATTGAGCGAGATAAAACTACAGGATAACGATTACATGTGGAACGATGGTCCAATATTCACAAGGGTGGAGTAAATGGCTTTAGAAACAGGAACGACTATAAACAGCTTGGTATCATCTAACCCTACATCTGGCGACCCATGGGGGCAAGGTGACGACCATTTAAGGCTTATAAAAGCGGTATTAAGGGCAACATTCAAAACTAGCGGAGGCGCAGTGTGGAGCGATCCTCTTGCTGTTAGCCCAGCTGAACTAAATTATTGCGCCGGCGTAACCAGCAACATACAGACTCAAATCAATAATGTCTCTCCAGGTTCGGCGGCTATACCGGCTGGTACGGTGATGCCATTCTTTCAGGCGGCTGCTCCTACAGGCTGGACCAAGGTTGTAACGCATAACAACAAGATGTTGCGTGTAGTGTCCGGTTCTGGTGGCGGGTCAGGCGGTATTCACTCGCCTATCTTGATGGACAAGATACCATCACATACGCACGTTTGGTCAGGGGCAGTAGCGGCAGGCGGTTCGCATAGTCATGTTTACACAGCACCAAACTTTGTTGGTCCTGTTCAAGCAGGGGCGGGCGTTGATGCCGTTCAGAACAAGAACGCTGGCGCAGTTACCGATACGGAAGCAAACCACACGCATACGGTAACAGGATCAAACGCAGTACCAGCAGGCGCAGTAAACTGGCAGCCACTTTACATTGACTTAATCATTTGTAGCAAAAATGCGTACTAAAAATGGATCTTGCCCATTAGGGGCAAAATGTGAGACATTGAAAGAGGATGCCGAAGGCCCCTATCTGGAAGTCTGTCCTTGGTTCACTGAGATAGCCGGTACAAACCCACAAACAGGCGAGCAGATTAATAAAAAACAATGCGCGGTAGCCTGGATGCCTCTGTTGTCAGTACAACACGCACAGGCTACAAGCGGCGTTAATGAAGCCGTGTGTAGTTTGCGAGAAGAGACTATAATAAGGCAGAATATCGCTATTGAGGCAATGAGTAATGTCCGAAATATTACAAGTCAATAACCTGGGTGAGTTCGGCGTAAACACGGACGTTGAGCCTTCTCAACTTCCACCAGAATGGTTTACCAACGGCATAAATTTCAAGTTGAAGGACAATTTTGTAGAGGCTTTTAATGGAAATAGCCAACTAGGCGCTTATTCCCCTTCATCTGGCGCTCACATCGTGTATTACAACGATGCCGGAACAGACTATTATCTGCATTTTGCAGCATTTGCGTATAGGTTTAGTACCGCAATTGATCTGGATATTACATCGCCATACATGATTACTAACCCTCCATCATCATCTGGCCCAGAATATTGGTCATCCTGCACATTAGGGTCAATAGTCGTTACTAATAATTCCACGTTTAGGCCTGAGTGGTTCGATATAACAGTTCCGGTTATGCAGTATCTTCCTTGGAAGACTGGAATAGCTTGGCCGGCAGCAGGAAAGCAATGCTCATGCATGCGTTCGCATAAGAACTTTTTATTTGCATTAGGTATGATAGAAAGCGGTGTCGCGTACCCTTATACGTACCGTTGGAGCCATCCAGCCGACATTAACTCACTACCATTCACATGGGACGAAACCGATATATCGGCAATTGCTGGCGTATCTCAACTTGCAGGTAGCGGTGGCGCTATAGTTGATGGGGCATCTTTACGTGACTCATTTCTTATATATTCAGAACGTTCTATAGACGCTTTAGACTATACGGGTGACAGTTTTGTTTGGAGAGTAAGAAACATATCTTCTGATATTGGTCTATTAACAATGAACTGCATTGCAAACATTGGTCCTGCACATATTTTTATATCAGATAGGGACATATTGATAACCGATGGTTATACCGTTAAATCTATATTGACAGGCAAATTAAAGAAGCGAATATTTGGCAATCTTAACAAAACCGATTATCGCAAATGTTTTGCCGTAACGCATAAAGCCAATAAAGAAGCATGGTTTTTCATTGTAGAAAATGGATTTATTGCTCCAAGTCTGGCGTTAGTTTATAACATAGAAACACAGCAATGCTACTTGCGTGTGGTTGGTGACGTATCAACTTATAATGAATTTGATACAGATACTACAGTTGAGTTCGTCGGAGCAAAATGTAACCACGCAGCTTATGGCCCAGTATTGCAGACCGGATTGCTATGGTCTGATGCCGTTGGCAATTGGAATGAGCAGATTAATAAATGGGACTATGACCCCGGTTCGCCATTTTCTAGTGATATTATTGCCATAGGTGAAGGCTACATAAAAACAATGGCAATAACCGAGGGACAAGACTACAACACGGTACTAGAACGCATAGCCTATCCATTGGGTGGATTAGAACAAGTTACAACCATAAAAAGCATCTATCCACGCATTGAGTGCAATGGCGATGTGTCAATTCAATTTGGTGCAATGGATTCACAATATAGCGCCACACGATGGAAAGATCCGGTAATATTTAATGCTAGGACAATGCGTAAAGTTGATATAAGAACAACTGGCAAACTACATTGTTGGCGATTTAAAAGCGTAGGTGCAGCACCGTTTAAATTATCTGGTTTTGATATTGAATATGAAAAGAATGGAGTCAGATAATGGAATCAGTACCTGTAGAAACAGAATATAAATTGTCAGAGTATTTGTATAGACAGCTTACCTATTTAGAAAGAGAGATAAGCCTATTAAAGGCAAAATCAAAACCTTATGTTGTAAACACCAATTATGTTATGAAAATGGCCATTGCTGATGCTGACCCAGGGCTTGGCTCATTTAGAATAGACAATCTTGATTGGTCATTGGCCACTAATCTATTCTTTGATGATGTGTCTAATAAAAATGAGGATATGCTAACAGAGTTAAGGATGTTAAAACGTAATGATGAGATATTATTACAAGATACCACATCAACAGCACGAATAAGATACAGAATAACTAATTGCACAATAGCAGCTGGATATTTTAAGGTGCTGGTAGGTTCTGTCGTGTCTATAACAGGTGTAAAGCCTGTGGTGAATACATTATTTAATTTGAGATTTGTACAATACTAATGAAAAATATAAATAGCTACATGTTTTCATGTGTTCCAACTAATTTAATAGATGTTATGTGGTTCAAGATAGAGCCACACTTACAGCGTGTTGTCGATGCCTCGGCCGGCGAAATAACGCTGGAATCAGAGAAAAACAAGGCACTACGAGGCGATTGTGTTTTTGTGCTAGTATGCAAAGGACATGATGTTATTGCGCTTAATAGCATCGAGGTTTGCACATACGGCAGCGGATTGAAAGCATTACTGGTTCCGGTCGTGGGTGGCAACGAAGCCTTCGAATGGGGGCCAGACTTTTTGCATTGGTGCAATGAAGTGGCTAAAGATTTAGGCTGTACAGAGATACGCGGGTTTAGCACAAGAGAGTCATGGAAGCGCGTGCTAAGAGACTATGGCTGGGCAGAGTCGCATTTTGTCATTAAAAAGATGGTGGATTAGATTGGGTTGTTTAATGATGCGCAAAGTGGCCAAACAGAAAAATATGATGATTAAGTTTATTATTTTTACAGTTTTCCTGATTGGTTGTGATACTCATTATGACTCAAGTCCTTTAAATATTTATTGGGAAGATTATACTCCTGGTATAAAAACAGAGCCTGCAACTAAAATATGTGGTGATGGAATTAAAACTAAAACTCTTATCGAAAAAGAATATTGGGCCGTAAAGCTAGACGATTGTTTAATAATTAAAGATGGTAACAAAAATGCCGAATAATACTAACAATTATATTCTACCAACAAAACCAGAGATTGAGGGAGCTTATAAAGCATTATTAGCTACGCTTTCAAACAAAGTCGGTCCGTATTTCAGCGACTACGGGCAATTGATAGAGAAAGGATCACCACTTAATAATCAATACCAACAGCTCAAGAGCAACATATCACAACACATTCCAAGCAATGCAGATTTTCGCAATCCGCAAGCTATGAGCGAATGGGCACAGGCGGCGGCTTTGAATGCGCCGATGGGATTGGCGTTAGTTAATCATGGTAAATTATACAGAGGATTAACTAATAAACACGACCCAACTATAAAAAATCCAGTTGAGTGGTTTAGCGAAACACCAGAGCTAGCAAAGATATACGGAGATAACACAATAACAAGGCAAGCAGGAACTGCCGACGTTGCTGATCTTGGTTTAAGGGATTATATGACAGAGGTCAAGAAAGATAATGTTTTAGACAGAGTTAAGTCGGCAATGTTTGAAAATTTTCAGGCTGGAAAAATAAGCAAGGAAAAAGCGATAGAATTAAATGAAAGACTTTCAAAAATGAAGGACGTTGATAATGGTTATAAACGTGCTCATGAATTTATAAATACTCCAGAAGTGTCGTCGATTTTAAAAGACTCTGGTTATGATGCAATATCACATATAGAAAACGGGAACCAAACATTTGGATTCTTAAATGTTGATAATAAATTACCATCCACACCATTCAGCAAAGCCCACGACATAGCACAAAAAAACGCTGCATTACCGATTGAACAGGGTGGCTTAGGATTGCCGCTTAATAATACAGCAATGGATAGGGCTAGGGCTATGGGTTTTGATACGCCGGCTTATCATGGGACAACCGCAAACATAGAACAATTTGACCCGGCAAGATCATCGTCAGCAGCAGCTTTTGGGCCTGGAGTATATACAACGGAAAGCGCAAAAGACGCGTCCGGGTGGTTAAAAAGTAAAGATGGCGGCAATGTCATTCCTTTATTAATAAATGAGTCCTCATTTTTAAAGGCAAGAGAAATGGACACAAAAACAAAAGGAATCCTTGAGAATTTCTTGGGTAGAGAATTGAATGATGGACCGCCGCCGCTTTTTTCATTGGAAAGGAGAGGCGGAAGCGTGTCAGAAGGGGCCATGAATGCAGGATTTGGCGGTGTTGAGCACTTTGGGCCTTCGAGGACGCCAACAAAAAACAATGTTATTTTAGATGCCAGCAAAATACGCTCCCGTTTCGCAGCCTTCGACCCACTAAAAAAAGACAGCGCAAATATACTTGCAACTACACTAATGGGCATGCTATTAGGTAGTCAATACAACCAAGAGGAACAATAAATGGGCGGTCAATCAGCGTCAAACAACAGCTTAAGCACAAACTTAAGCAATTTACTTAGCAACTACAACAATAACAGCCAGTTCCAGCAAGGCGTATGGAACAAGAAGCCATTGACAGGCATGTATGATGAGGCTAATAAGTTATATCAACAACAACAGCAGCAAATGCAAGGATTGCAGCCGTGGGCGCAACAATTCACCAAAGGCGCAGCCAATGATGCTCAAAAGGCATGGCAAGACCAATTATTAGGCGGCGCTTATGCGGGTGTAAATGCTGGAGATATTCAGTCGCAATTACAGCAATCCATGCAAGACCCCAGCAAAACGTCGAGCATATACGCTCAAATGATGGGAGGGCAGGGAAATAACTATGCTGACGCTATGAAAGGCCAGTATATGAAGGATGCCCAACGAGCACAAGAGCAAATGATGTCTAATCTTGATGCCAGGGCAGCGGGTAGCGGAATGTCTGGAAGTTCTCGACATGGCGTAGCGCAAGGCATAGGACAGCGGGGGATTAACGATGCTTTACAATCTAATCTTGCCAAAACAGGCTACGAAACTTTTGACAAGGACTTGCAGAATAAATTGGGCATTGCCGGCCAAGCAGACCAAAACACGCTTGCCAGACAACAAATGATGCAGTCCATGTTAGGCGGCAAACAGGCAGCCATGCAGGGCGGCATACAGAACGCTAGTGGTATGCAAAATCTTGGTATGGGTGCGTATGCGCCTAATATGATGAACTGGCAAAATTTTAACCAGTATGCCAATGCTTTGGGAGGACCAACAATATTGAGCAGCGGCACTAACACAGGTTACGGAAATGCCAGCGGAACATCAAGCGGAACAAGCTCAGCAAGCGGTAAGTCAGGCGGCGGCGGGTTCTTGAAATGAGTGGAAAAGAACTGGGCTTTATTGAAAACAGCATAGTTGATCTTGAACGCAACCTAAAGGCTAATTTTGAACAATATGAATTGCCAACAAATCATTACTTCTTGCCTGGTGTTTATGTGCGTAGTCTATTTATTCCTTGTGGCGTGGTACTTACAGGTAAGGTTCACAACCATGAGTGCATTAATATCGTGGCTAAGGGGCGTATTGCAGTAGCGTCAAAAGACGGAGAAAAGATTCTTGTGGCTGGCGATATATTCAAAAGCGGGCCAGGCGTTAAGCGCGCTGGTTTTGCGCTTGAAGATACTCTTTATGTTACAATTCATCGAACTGATACGGTTATTATTGATGAGCTTGAGGACGAGCTTGTTAGTGAATCATACGATGACTATAAGAAACGACTGGAGCATTTACAATGAGCTTTGCAGCTATAGCGACGGCCATAGGATCAGCAGCAGGAGCGGCAGGAACAGCAATAGCGGGTGGGCTTAGCACGGCGGCAGGAGCATTAGGACTAGGCGGAGGAGGAGCGGCAACAGCTGGAGGTCTTGGCGGTCTTGGCGGAATGGGTACGGGACTAGGCGGAACAGCGGCAGGGCTAGGCGGATCAGGACTCGGAACACTAGGAACAGCTGGCACAGCGGCAGCCAATTCTTTACTAGGCGGAGCAAGCACAGCTGGCATGGGGGCGGCGGCGGCGCCAGCGGCAGGAGCAGGCGCGAGTAGCGGCTTAATGGGGATGCTTGGCGGACAAGGCGGAGGAGGCGGAAGCGATATAGTCATGAATCTACTAGGCCGTGGCAAGAAAGAGTCGGCAGCCAGCGAAGCCAATATGCAAAGCCAATTTGAAAGAGATAGGCAACAAGGCCAGCAATTTGCACAGGGACCTGGATTAGGTAATCTATTCGGACAATTGCAAGGCATGGGCCAGCAACAAGGGCAAGACCAAGGTTTCCAGCAAATGTTCAACCAGATGCAACAAAACGCAGGAGTGCCACAACAAGGCGGCATGACACAACAAACTGGCGGCATACCAGAATTTATGATGCAAATGCTTAGAGGGCAATAAGATGTTTCAGAATAATAGTTTTAAAGTCGGCATGGGCGGCGGTGGCGGCATGGATAGCACAATGCGCCCAGTAATGGGTGGCGGTGGCGGAGGAATGGCTCCACAACAACCAGCGCAACCCTATCAACCTCAAATTGCGCAAGCACAGCCACAGCCACAGCCTTACAATATGGGCGGCGGATTGGCGCAGCCACAGCAAAACCCACAGCAAAACCTTTTAGCTATGCTGCAACGTATGCAGGGTGGCGGGATGACACAACCACAACAACCCGGAATGATGGGCGGAGGAGGTGGATTTAATCCTGCAAATATGGGCGGCTGGTCTGGAGCGCAGCCACAAATGGGAGCCTCCCAAAACTTATTAAGCATGTTATTCGGAGGCCGCTAATGGCATTGACTATCGAGGACCTATTGACTATGCAAGCGGCCCCTCGACAGGCTGTTAGTGCAGACGTGCCTGGCATATTAGCGGCAATGATGGCTAACAGACAGCAAGGTATGCCAGAATTGCCAAACATGCCAGCACCTATTCAGCCTATTGCTTTGCCTTCTCTTGGTGATGGTGGTGGGCATGGTGGCGGAGGTGCCGGATTGGCGCAACAGGCCATATCTTCATTAATGGGCGAGTATTTTAAAAGTCGTGCCGATGAAAAGCAGACAAAAGCTGAAAGCGAACAGGCAAAGCTTTTGGCGCAATATGCTCCTCAATTGTACGATGAAAGAATAGCGGTGGAGAATGACCCGAGAGCAAGAGCGCAATTAAAAGCGGATAGGGCAGCATGGGCTTCAGGCAATTCAATACTGGCAAAAACTGGCGTTAAAAACTACGAGGCTTATTTAACTTCACGGATGCCGGACATTAACGCCAGCGAGACGATAAAGAACGTCAGAGCCCAAGGCTATGACCTAGGAACGCCAGAATTTCAGGCTGGAATGAAGCAGGAGCTACAGCAAAAGAACGCCCCTACTGGAATGTATAGAAATGAGCGCGGAGAGCTTGCATTTAGTCCATTGGCTGGCGGTGGAACCTATCAGGACATTCAAGACAGAATCAGTCCACTAGAGCGCGCAAGATTGGCAATATCTCAATCTCAATCACAGCGCCAGTCTGTTGCTGACGAGAGAGCGGCGGCAGCGATTGAGCGGCAAAATAGAATGGATATTAAGAATGAGCAAAGGTATCAGGAGGGCAAGCTTCAGGTTATGCCAGCAGTTCAGAAGTCAGCTTATGCCGGTAATCAAGCAACTATCAAGCAAATTGACGATGCTATCAGCTTACTGGATAAGCGACCTGAATCAGTAGGATTACAGTTCGGAGTTAGTGAGGCATTGAATCAGAGAATTGATCCAGAAGGCGTAAAAATAAGAGCAGCTGTTGCTAATGTCGGAGCAGTAAAAAGACATGATATGTCAGGAGCAGCAATTTCTGCCAGTGAAGCTCCCTATTTAAAACCGTTTATACCAAGCGTAAATGATACAGCGGAAGCAGCAAAAGCCAAGCTTGAAGGATTAAAAGCACAAATTAGTGGAGTTAATAGTGAGATTGAAGGGGCTTTTACGCCAGATCAATATAAAGGTTTGCCGTGGCAGAATAAAGAGCAGGAACCGAAAGCACCACAAAAGCCACAGCTAACAAAAGAACAAGCCCTAGAAATGCTCAAAAAGAACGGCGCGAGGTTTCAATGAATATTGAATATGTTTTACAGCTTTTGCAAGGTAAGGGATATCCGTCTCATATCACTGCCGGTATTGCCGGTAATATAGGACAAGAAAGCTCTTTTAACCCAGCTGCTATTAATCAAAAGTCTGGTGCATTTGGTTTCGGTCAATGGCTAGGGCCAAGAAAAGAAGAGCTTTTCAGGTTTGCAAGTGAGCGCGGTGTGCATCCAACTGATCCTGAAATGCAAATTGATTTTATTGATAAAGAGCTAAACACAACAGAAAAACGCGCCCGTGATGCCTTAATGAAAGCACAATCACCAGCAGAAGCGGCGGTTACTTTCAGTAATAAATTTGAGCGTGCTGGAGTGAATGAACGCAATAACGAACGGCGCGTAAGTTTGGCTGAGAAAGCCATGAACTTCATTATACCAACAGCCAGCGCAGACGAAACGCCATACACTAATGAAGAGTTGGCTAAAATTGCTGGTGTTACGCTAATAAATGATGAACCAGCTCAGACTGTTGATGCTCAACAATACAGTAATGAAGAGCTGGCAGCCATTGCAGGCGTTAAGCTATTACCACCAGAAGAAACTGGAATAGTAGAAAGAGCGTTAAAGAACTTTCCAAAAGATTTGGAGAAAGTTGGACAGGGTTATATTGATATGGCTGCAAACCCACTTGATGCTGTGTTAAGCCTTGGTTCAGTGGCGCGTGGAGGTATGCAGTCGGCATTGCCTGATAGCATGGCTAAGTATCTAATTGATGCCGGTATAACGCCAGAATCAAGGCCACAGTTTGAGTCTTTTGTTGACCCTTTAATAAATACAGTAGCACACCCGCTTGAATCATTTGCAAACGCTCCAGCAAGTACGATATTAAATGCAATTGGCTTGTTTTCAGGAGCGCAAGGACTGACTAAAGCAGCACTAGGCAAAACAACAGCAAGAATGGCGGCAAAAGATATTGCGGCGGTAGAAAAGGCAAATAAATTAATGGCCCCTAAACGTGCTGTTCTTGAAGCTGGTCAGAAAGCCGGTTATGTAGTGCCACAATCAGAAGTAGCCTCAACTTTTATAAATAACCGCCTTGAGGGAATAGCGGGTAAAGCGGCGCTTAATCAAGAATCTGTATTAAGGAATCAGGCGGCAGTAACAGCACAAGCTAGAAAAGCCATTGGCTTGGGTGACGACGTGCCAATTACAGGACCAGCGATAGACAAGGCTATTCAAGCCCAATACAAGCCATATGAGGCAGTTTCAATACTGCCTACTCCTCCATCTATTGCGCGTGGTTATTCAGCTCCTCACAGCGTTATAAACTCCAAAGACTTGCTTCATGAGCTTAAACAAGCACGTCATGACTCACAAGCATGGTATAAAACAGCTGAAGCGCAGGGCGGAAATCCTGAAATGGTGGCGCGTGCCAAGGCTTTAGGAGATAGGGCAAAGGCTATTGAAATTGAATTTGAGAACAGAGCAGTAGCGGCTGGAAAGCCTGATTTAGTTCCACAATTGCGAGAAGCAAGAACCAACATAGCCAAGGTTTATACTGTCGATAAAGCACGTAATGTGGCAACTGGAGAAATTGACCCGCGTATTATTGGCGCTCAATTGGACAAAGCGCCTAAGAAAATAACAGGCGAATTAAAGCAGATAGGTGAATTTCAACAATCCTTCCCAAAATACGCAAAAGCTGGAGAAGTTCAGCAAACCCCAGGAGTATCAAAGATAGAAGCTGTTATGTCGGTTGGCGGGGGTTTTGGTGGCGGTGCTTTGGGTGGACCATTAGGCGCATTTATGGGCGCTATGATACCATTGGCAAGTACACCAATAAGGAATCTATTGTTATCGCCGTGGTATCAATCAAGACTATTAAAATTGATGGAAAAGAACCCGTCAAAAGTTAAGGCGTTTATGAATAGAGCAACAAATAACACAGTAAATCAGGCAACATTGATTGGATTATTAAACGGTGAGGAAGAATGAATTTAGCCTATCTTATATTAGCTGCCCTATTCGGGCAGTATAGCCATTATTACGTGCGCTGGAAACAAGGGAGAACGACCAGTAGTTTTAAGGAGTATATGCTTCAGGAGTGGCCTGGAACTATACAATCACTCGGCGCAAGCGTTATGGCTTGCGTGGGTGTTTATATTGCTTTGCCAGAACCTATCGAAACTAAAGCATTATTGGGCATAATCTACGGGGCGTATATGTCATCCTATACTTTTGACAGCGCCCTTAACCGTGACCCACACCCATCAACACCTAAATGATATTTTGCGCGATGACCGCGCTTTGTAGTTGTCAGCCTGCATTGTAAGATATGAATAATTTACCACACGGAGAGAGGCGCAGGGCCAGGCTTGACGATCAATATGAACATGAAAGGCAAAGGGATCTTGTGAAGGACACAGTTAAGGAGACCCTTCTATCTCTTGGGCTTGAAATTGATGACCCCATTAAGATGCAGAAAGATTTCCAGCATTTAAGAGACTGGCGAGAAGCATCAGAAAGCCTTAAATCGCACGGGTTAACTACACTTGTTGGTATTCTATTAGCAGGATTATTAGGTGCAATCTGGATGGGAATTAAAAACGTTCTTGGTTATCACAATTGAAAAACATAAATCCAATATGGCTGTTTTATATGCTGATAATCATTATCATATCGTTTTCAATATATCTATTTTTTACGATAGACTTGTTTTTTTATGTTAATCGAGAATGTCTAAACTTATTTACAAAAATTTCATAAAAGGTAACAAATAATGAAAAGATTAATATTAATTTTAACTTTAACTATATTGTCACAAGTTAGTTTTGCAACTAACTACTATGTAGCTAAAACAGGAAATAACACAAACCAAGGGACACTATCCAGCCCGTGGCTTACTATAGGAAAGGCAGCGGCAACCATGGTCGCTGGCGATACAGTTAATATCCGTGCTGGAACCTATAATGAGCATATTGCTCCTGCTAACTCTGGTAACTCAACATTAGGTAATATTACCTATCAAGAATACACAGGAGAAACTGTAATCGTAGACGGAACTGGTACAGTTGGGTGGGATTGGGACGGTGTTTTCAGTCTTGTTGGAAAGAGTTACATTTCAATAAAAAACATATCTATTATTAATTCTCGTGGCTTTGGTGTTTTTGCTTCTGGATCACATCATCTTACTATTGATGGAAATAGTACATACAATACTGGTATGTCAGGTATATGGATAGGCGATAATAGTTACAATGTTACAGTAAATGGTAATGAAGTTAAGCACACTAACACCCTGCCGAATCAAGAAGCCCTGTCAATATCTGGTTCACATGATGTTGTGGTGAGCAATAATACTGTTCACGATGGTCTGAAAGAGGGGATAGACGCGAAAGGATCTTATAACGTACAGATATTTGGTAATACTGTTTATGATATGACGGGTATGGGAATTTATGTTGACAGCTATTTGAATGCGCCTTTAAACATTCAGATTTACAAAAACATTGTTCGTGACACTAAATTGGGTGGTACTTATAGTTCGTCACGTGACGGAATAATGCTAGCTGCTGAGGCTGGAAATTACATAGATGGAGTATCTATTTATAATAACATTATCTCTAATGTTGCACACACAGGATTATTATTATCAAATTTCCATGTTTCTGGCCCAGCACCACAACATAAAAATATTTCTATTTATAATAATACTTTTTATAATTCTTCCAGGTCTGGAACAGGATATGGTAGTATAAATATACAAGGTACATCAAATACAAATATAAAAGTTCATAATAATATCTTAAGTGAAGCTGGTACTTTTAATATCTTATCGTCTTCTGGTGCTACCATTAGCCACAACTTATTCAATGGCGGAACCCCAGTTGGTACAAATTACGTTACCGGTAATCCTCTATTTATTACTAATGGCTCAGACTTTCATCTACAAGCAACATCATCAGCAATCAATAAAGGAATAGCAACAGGCGCACCTACAGTAGACTTTGATGGAGTTACTAGGCCGCAAGGAGCTGGTTTTGATATAGGGGCGTTTGAGTATGTAACACCTCCACAACAATGTGACGAAAACGCTATTATAATAGATTATCTACAGAAAGAAATTGACGGGTTAAGATGAACGCAAATAGAAAGGCTTTTTTGGACATGTTATCACACAGTGAGGGAACAGACGGATTCGGTTACGAGAATGGATATAACGTTATAGTTGGAGGGGCATTATTTAATGACTATTCAAAACATCCGAAAATAAAAGTATACTTTCCAAAACTTAAAATATACAGTACCGCAGCAGGAAGGTATCAGCTTTTGCATAGGTACTGGGTAGCCTACTGCAAACAGCTTGGATTACATGATTTCTCTCCAATAACACAAGATTTAATTGCGCTACAGCAGATTAAAGAGTGCAAGGCGTTAGATGATATTGACGCAGGAAGATTTGACGTTGCGGTACATAAATGTAGAAGGATATGGGCTTCTTTGCCTGGGGCTGGTTATGGCCAGCACGAAAATAAGATTGATCCCTTAAGGATTGCTTATTTAGAAGCTGGTGGGAAATTGTCATAAAAAAAGGGCGCAATATGCGCCCTTTACACAAATATCGTATTTAATTAAATTTAGTCTTTAGTATAGTAAACAACCTTTACCCTGCAAGTACGATTAAATGCGTCATAGTTTCTGCAAACTAATCGCAATTCAGCATCTTCTGGCAACACTACAGAACCGACATCATCGAGTGTTGTGCAATCATTGCTTACTGAACCAAACCATATGCCTGGCAATTCAGCTTTCAGTTGAACATTTTTAACAGGGCTATCGAATGATGTGCAAATTTTGATTGATTGCAGCTTGTTTCCAAACAATGGTACAAACACTTCTGAACTTGTAGAATTTGCAGGGGCAATTATTTGTGTTTTTACAACATGCGCTTGTGAAGGTGCTTCGGCCAATGCCATTCCAGCAAACATAAATAATGCGATTGTTAATAACGATTTTTTCATTTTGTTCATTTTGTTTTCTCTTGGTTAGTTAAAAGTAATCCGTATCTTCGGGCATTTGTCTGTAATTCTTCATT